TATCCCCCCTTAACTTGAGAACTTTTATTAGAGAAGAGACTATCATTTGAATTAACAAAGTCCAAACTTGGACTCTGCTAATCACTATTGTTAATAACGCCAGCAAGTTCTGCTAATTCTTTTTTTCTCTAGTTCTTTCTTGAATATCCCCGAATAAATTTTTAACATTTAACACTGTATTCAATTTTCCATAAAAAACCACCACCTAATAAAAGGTAGTGGTTCTCATTAATCTTCTACTGAATATCATCAACAAATTCTGGTGTTACAAGACTCACATCTAATTTATCTGTAAACAAGCTGTGGTACTTCCCTAACATATCTCGTGCTTTTAAACGATCACTTGGTTTAATAGGCACTTCTACAAGCTCCACATGTTCATTGTAGACAAGATTCATACGTCCAGTGTCTGGGTTCTTTTCAAATGAACTTCTCTTTACCACCACTTCTTTTGTTTCGGTCTCATCACCAACTGCTGCATTGGTTAACAGATGTAATAGCTCTTTAGCAGTTAAAATACTATCGTCCATTACTTTATCTTGTTGACTTTGGATATATTCATTCACTTTTTCATTACGTAACAATCTACTCCCTGTTACATGTGCTGAATTTGGCGCATAGCCTGCCTTTATAGCGCTTTGCGTGATGTTTAGCGTCTTAATATACTCATTCACGAAACGGACTTGTCTAGGCGTTAATTCACTCATTCTATCACCTCCATTATTTTATCTAATAATTTCCTAAACCATTGTCTGACTGATTCTGTGGAACACTCTAAAACTTGACTAATTTCTTTGTAACTACGCCCATGTATTAAAGCATCGAAGATATAGAATTCTTTATCTGTGGCCACTTGGTCAACTAACATCTCTAAGTGATTCTTTAGAATGTGATCATCTACATTATCAGTTTCTATCCATTCGTTTGTAAAAGTATTGCCAACGTTAAAGAAGTCATCAGTGTTGAAATCGTCATCTTTTAGTGTGTCATCATTATCAATTTGCTTATGATAGCGATATATGAAATCTTTTATGAGCTGCTTATCCATTGTTACACCACTTTTAACATAGGTTTCTTATGATACGCATTCACACGTTCACGCTTACTATTTTCAATCATCATATCCCTTTGTTTTTGGCGCGCTATGCGTCGTTTAATGTTAAGGTGGTATAAATCAATCTGTAGTCGTTCAATCACGTTATAGGGCTTATATCGACCATTAGAACGCATGTATCTTACAACTTGTTTCTTTTCTTTTTCAGAATATTGATTAAGGACAGACTTTAATATCTCCATATTACGCATAGAACGTTTTTTATAATTTACTAAACCAGCTTTCGCCTCAATAATTTTAATAGCCAACTTTTCAATAGGATAAGAGACGGATACAACGCCGAATATTTCATCACACGTTGTCGTAGAAGTATTCATATGATACATACTCTCGATTTGAAACTCGCACATTTGAATTTTCTTATTGATAAATACTGGGTTAAATTGTGTTAATAGTTGATACTCGGATAACTTATTGCCATTATTACGATAATATAAAACTTTCCTTGCCATTTTCAGTTTCATTTATCCACCCCTATATAGAGAGCCTACCCAACAAGGATAGGCTACATTTTTTTACTTTCTAACTCGATTCATTTCTTCATTATATCGATCATTTAGAGATTTAATAGTTGGCATATAATCACCATCTTTTCTAGTGACCACGACCCCACTATTTTTCATGCCAACTTGTTCAATAACACTATAATCATAGGCAAGTTTCTCATATTCACTGTTATTTTCATATGGGTGCAGAACGTTTTGTTTCAACACTTCAAATGCATGTGCTACCTGTTGTTCTTCCGTATCATTAAAACGTTCTGAAATTATCTTTTGTAAAAGGCTTAACTCGAAAATATCGACATCTTGAGCGTCAACGGTATTAATATGATCCATAATTTCACCATTGCTATAAAAGTCATAACGTGCTTGTAAGTTTTGGCGACGAATTAATTCTTCTTGTGGATTCTGCACCTTATCCGTTGTAGCTTCTTTTTCAATTTCATCAATACGTTTCGAGATATCATCTAAACGCGTCTGTGCATATGCCTTAAACTCATTTTCTAATTCTTGAATTTTAGGCTTTTGTTGTTCATCAATGGCATCTAAGCGATACCCTTTTAAAAACATCGTTGATGATTCTTTTAAAAAACGATCTACTTTATTTAATAAGTCTTGATATTTGTTGTCATCAAAGAAAATATTCCAAACTTCTGTTTGTTCCATAGTCAAAATATACCTACTCTCTATTAGTTTTTTAGTTACACTTCAATATCTTCTAGGGCTTTTAAACGGTTCTGACTGCCCTCAATTAAACCCTTAATACTTTTGATAGCTTCTATCTTATCGGCTTGTGTCTTAATAATGTAATAGCCCCTAGCGCCTTTTTTATAGCTATATCCGATAGGATAATGGTAATTAATGATTAAGCTTGTAATGACTTGTGTTAACCATCTATTGTTAGCCTTATTCACTTCATATCCCAATTGATTAAGCAGCTTTGTTTTAGTAATATATTTATTAGGCGTACCTATTAATTTATTGAGTACTTGGCGGTGTTCATTCGGTAAGTTGTACGTCTTTTCTTTTACTTCAAATTCACTCATAGTCTCAACACACTTTCTGTTGTTTGCTTACTCTAATTATACCAATTTTACACCTTAAAATCAAACTTATGTTCGCTAATAACCGCATTATATCAGGTGTTTAGCATTATTTCATGTTCCTCTTAAAACATTAATAAAAAAGCTTTTTTGTACTTTTTTGTAGTAAAATGTAGTAATTTATACAGAACTTAAGTTCTCGTTTTTTACACGAACAAAATACGAACAACAAAACTTTTGCCCCTTTATACAAATCACGGATGTTAGCATTACTTATATTCATTAAAGTTCGTTTCATTCTAAAATTCTTATGTTTTATGGAAGAACTACATATAACATGCAGCCCTATATACAAAATTGATTAAGTTAAAAACAGAAGCTACCAATAATTAAGAACGCATGGATTATGCTCAACAACTTGAACGTATTGAAGTAAAAAAGCTAGAGAACGAAAGTTAGCCGGAAAAGACCTTATGGTCCACGGACCACAAGGTGTAAAAGGCACTACAAGAGACATCGTTGGAAAAGCTTCGGATTTCGAAGTAATCGCGCATATAATAAACAACTACATCAAATTGATTTGCGATAGTTTCTATGTTCATATCATTTAACCTGCCTTTTAATATACTTTAGATAATTTTTCAATCTTGCTAAAACTAAATCAAAACTCCCTGTAGCTATTATTTTGTAACTTGTCCTATTGTTTGAATTAGGAATATAACTCTCACGCCATGCAACCCAACTATTATTGGTATATTCAAGATAAACTGTTGAGACATGGCTTATTGAGCAAAAGTAAATTTCATTAGAGATACCTGTAATTAATCCCAATCCTTTTACTTTCTCATCATAATCATATTCTTGTTTAACGGCTTGCACTTCTAACTGTCGCCTCCCAATCCCTCTCTGTAAAAACATCACCATTTTTGTTATCACCTATTAAAACTCTTAACGGTTCGATATCCACGTTACATTGGACTGCATAGCTTACTGCCTTAAATAAATCATTGTTTCTATACTCGCTTTGACCATCTATGATACGTTGATAAGCACGTTTTCCTTCTCCACCTTTGCCACCTCTAATATGCTCAAAACTATAATTAGGCAGCACCCTTTTTATTGAATAAGGCTCTAATATTTGTTGAGCGTAGTTTCCAGATTTAGAAAATATACGCTTTTCAAATTCCCCCTGATAAAATGCAACGCTTTGGCCATTATGAGTATATTTACCTTTTGTTGTAACACTACCTGCAAGTACAAAGTAATTGTTGGGATGAGCTTTTATGTCAATAGAGGGTAAATATCCGATTTTTTGACTATAATCTATATCCTCTCTTTTCTTAAATACGATATGCTTGCCACCACTCGGCGTTGTCTGAACTAATGTGTTTTGAGCATTAGTAACAACTTCTTTGTAGTAAGGTGTTTGTTTTAAGCTCTCAAAACCACTTTGTCCTTCTTCATGATCTACATCAATATCGATACACCACACACCTCTTGTTAGGACACCTAACACACTTGCTTTATGGTATTGAGTAGAGTATCGTTCAATAAAATCATCAGTTATCACATTATTTGCAAATGATACAGTTGGTTTTTTATGTTCATTAAGAGGGATAATCTCAATTTGCTTTTTCAATAATTGCTTCGCTACATGATAACCTGTCATTATATCACCTCAAAAATTTAAGATAGCCAGTAACCCTAATAACTCTTATTTTTATCTATACTAATAATAAGAATTTAGATGTTATTAGTTGTTTAGTGAAATAAGGGTTACATAGGTTACTAGCTGATTTTATAGCTTTTTAAAAGTTACTTTATAAGTTACTAACGGTTACAGTAGCTCTTAGTTAAGTTATTAAGCCTAATGCCATATCAAATAACTCTTGATTTCCAATCTTATGAATCTTAGTATTCACACCATCTATTTTTTTCTGATTGTTAATACTTATTCCGATTTTCTTCATATCTTCTTTAGCATTTTTATACCTTAAATTTTTGTAATCTTGTTCAATTAACCTTTGCAGGGTTTCATCTCCAGCTAATACAAAGTCTTGCTTGGACAATGTTCTTAGCAACGTTATTTGAGTTTCTGTTAGTTCATCTTCACTAAAGTAATGTTTGAGTGTAACATCTTTAAATCTAAACTCACGCCCACATTCTTTTAAATATTCAAGACTCGCAATTAAAAATGAAACTGCAGCAGAAACAGACGCTTTCCCATTGGGTTGTACATAATCCCAATATGGTTTGAAAACTGTGTAACGTTCTTCGTCTGTCTCATTAATAGGTCTATCCTTTAAAGATATTTTTACTGTACGTGACTTATTAGCTGTCATTTCACCTGTATCAACACTTTCATTAGTATCTAGGATTAATAAAGCGTTGTTTTTAAACGTAAATGCATTTCTACCAATACCACGTCCAGAAATTGTTTCTCCTGTCGCTATTTTCCTTAATATACGCATCATTTGTTTAGTAATCTCACCAGTCTCATTTGCATGTGCTATGTCTGCTCCATAAAAGTGCATCCACTCATTAGCGGACTCAAACCCACCAGAAATAAGACTGTCAAAATTCACTTTATTAACTTTCATTAATCTTTCAAAAGTTGTCATGAATAAACCCTTACCTGATCGTCCAAAGTCTTTAATTAAAAAAGTCTTTTCAGCTTGTATAATTTTCATTTTTCGATACATAGCATATGCGTGTACCAACTTTAAATTGTTTTTACTTTTCTCATTATCAGTTACAAGTGAGTAAAAATCGTTTACTACATTTAAATCAATATCTTTGAAATCAACATCATATTTAATCTTGTATAAGTCGTTTTCTTTCGGTTTATTCTTTGATAAAACTAATTGCTTACAGTTATAAGTAAAATCGTTACCAGCAAAGGTATAAGGCAAAATATTATACTCATGTTTGATTGTAAGATGTTCACGATACAGCTCTAACATCACATCTAAAAAATCGGGTATTTGATACTTATTATCTACTGGATAAGTGAGTGCGAAATTAGTGTTATCAATCATTTCATATTGATGTTTTTGAACTATAACGAAACACTCTAATTCATTAGAATAGATAACTTTATCTGCAATCAAATCAGCAATAAATCGTGCATAGTTGTTAAAGTGTGCTGACTTAAAAGTCGATTGTTTTTCTTCTTCGCCATTTTTATCAATGGTTTTAACATTAACAGTTCCATAAACAACCCCAATTTCTCTTGGTTTTATGGTATAATCTAGAGTGAGATTATTAATATAATCACCTGCTATATCATCTTTTTCACGATGATACACATTGCCTTTATTGTTAAAAATTTGCTTTTCTGTTGAAATAGATGCAAAATTAATTCTTTTACTAATCTCTTTAATTTTAGATAGGTTGATTGTTGACACATAGTCTAATTTTGAATGAAACTCGAAGTGTTTTTTGTATAATGATACTTCGTCCATCAAGTCACCCTTTCTAGAAACCTTTATTTTTGTTACCATGTTGATAGTATTTATTTTCCTAAATACTCTTGCTATGCGTTTAGTGATTCCTCGTCAAAGTTCTCACTAGACGCTTTTTCTATTTGTTCAATCTCTTTAAAAAGATCATCAAATCTTTTCATATAAACCATCAATAAATCTAAAATATGATTATTATGAATGCGATGCTCTTTATACTTAAACCCGTATTCTTTTAAGTCTGAATGAGATGAAATATCATCCAGTACATAATTCCCATCTACAAACCATGTGTGCGCTGTTGTAATGTCATCTAGTTTCTCTTTTACAATTTCAATTTCACTAATGATGTTTTTTAACTCCCAGTTCATTACTCTTTCTCCCCTTCAAAATCAATATTATTTTCAATTATTTCCATAACTACCTCACAAACAAACTGTAAATGCTGTTTTCTATTGTAAATTTCAGTCCATTCTTTACCGTCTTGCGAAATCTTATGTTCAAATTCTGAACGAGGATCATTAACAGTTGATTCTAGAATTTCATAAATCTCTTCAAATAAATTAATTTCCATACTTGAATACCTCCATATTTTTTAGTTCTTCAATTCCAAGCAACGCCAACACACAGTAAAAATATGCTGCTATTGCTAAATGAAAATCCAATGTGCTTAGTAAAAAGTAAGCGAGTAATACCATAAATAGAATATTCTTCATATTGACCTCCATAATAGGTTTGACTTCTCACGCGTTGCAGGCGTTTCAATTTTTCATTTGTTCAATTACATTTTCAATGTCATGTCGGTCATAACGAATAGTTTTACCGATTTTAACTTTTCGTAAGCCTTTCATTTCCCATTCTGTTATGACTTTATGAGTCACGTTGTACTCTTCCATAACTTCTTTTTGAATGAGATATCGCTTACGTGATTGTTTAACTTTTTCTAAAGCTAATTTCTCAGCGATATTAACTATGCTATCAACCAAATTTTGACTAGCTTGATCACTTAGAAATGGTTGCCGAGTCATACCTTAACCTCCTATTTCTCCATTACTCTCATTTCAAATAATTCATCGATTGGACAATCAAGCATATCCGAAATAATCTTTGCCCTTTTAGGTGAAAGAGAAGTTTTTGAATTTACAATTGAACTCAAATAATTTTTAGAAATGCCAACTTTTTTAGCAAATTCAATATTAGTCCACCCTTTCATAGCAATTTTGTTTTTCAAAACACCCTTTTTCGAATACATAAAGCACCTCCTTAATTATTAATCAAGTAAAAACTTAACAAAATAGACT